CCGCGGTGGCAAGCCGCGCAGCGCCAACCCGTACCAGGGCAGCACCAAGTTGCTGCGCGACCTGCACGAGCAGCACGAACTCGGCTGGCTGGCACAGGACAGCGAGAACGCGGCCGCGCGCCGGAGGGCACGATGAGCATCCACCTGACTCTGCCATATCCCATCAGCGCAAACCGCTACTGGGCGACCCGCGTGATCAAGCGGAAAGGTGCCAAGTTCTCGACCGCGATGACCTATGTGACGCCCGAGGCAGAGCGGTACAAGCTCGACGTACGGCTGATCGCTGCAGGGGCCGGCATCAACGCGCCTCTCCCGGGACGAATGGCGTTGCTGGTGCGCCTGTTCCCCAATCGGCCGCAGGACTGGGCACGGCGCGCGCGCCGCGATCCGGGTGGCTGGGATGACACCGTCCAGTGCATCGACCTTGGCAACTGCGAGAAGGTGCTGTCCGACGCTCTGAACGGGGTGGTCTGGGCGGACGACAAGCAGTTGCGGCGGATCGTTCTCGAGCGGATGGAACCGGACGAGCGCGGCGCGCGCCTGGAGGTGGCGATCGAGCCGGTGGCCGCCGCGCCGTCGCTGCTGGATGGCCTGGCAGCATGAGCGACGAGAAGGTGGTCAGGCTTCCGGTGAAGCCCAAGGGCCAACCACGCGGAGAGCTGACAATCGTCAGCCCCTACGGCGGCTGCTCGCACACCCACTTCCTGGTGGATGAGCGGGCTTCCGAAGTTACCTGTCGGGACTGCGGCGAGAAGCTCAACCCGATATGGGCGCTGGCGCAGCTCGCCAAGCACGACGGCAGCCTGATCCAACGTTGGGCCCACCTTTCCGCTCACGTGAAGCTGTTGGAGAAGCGGGTCAAGGTGAAATGCACGGGCTGCCAGAAGATGGTGACCATTCCGACCGGGGTGTCGGATTGGAAGGTCAGGGACCTGGCCGAACGCATCCGCCGGGAGGAGGGGCTTTGAGCGCTTCCGACATCCGCATGCAGAAGCGGTACCGGCTTCAGCTACGCCGACACGGCCGGTGCTGGGCCTGCCAGTTCCGACAGCAGGGCACCGATGGCTATCACTGCAAGGGCTTCATCGCGCGGCAAGGCAGCTGCGACACCGACGGGCGCCTGCCCGTGTTCCGATTCGACGCTGCTGTACTGGAGGGCCTGCGCGATGCGCAATGACGATCCGCTGACCGAACAACTCCGACGCTGGGGCCATGCCCAGGTGAACCGGTTCGCGCTGAGCCGCGCCGACCGGAGCGTGCATGTCCTGGACAAGGTCCGGGACCATGCTCCGCTGACGCGGGAGCGGGCAGCTCGGGAGCTGGTCGGCAGGGACGGGGCGGAACGTCGGCGGTTTATGGCTGCGCGCTCCGGCGTCCAGGGGATGAGCATGCTGCCGATGTGGGCCGTCAGCCCCATCCGTTCCGCCAACGACGCTGATCACCCCCACGACAACCCGGAAATCGCGGTGGATACGGGCACGCCCGACGAGCTGCGCTGGGTGGATTGCGCCATGGCGTCGATGCACAGGCAGTACCCGCTGCGGGCGCTGATCGTGCGCACCGAGTTCACGGTGTCCGCCAGCCAGGCGGTGAAGGCCCGAATGGTGGCCGAGCAGTACGGCGGGGAGCTCTCCATCTGGCAGTACCGCCGCGAGCTGCAGCGCGGGGTAGACTTCATGGGCGGCAGGATCGCCGCATAAAGAGAACTGGAAATGGCGAAGGACCGGGCGATGCCGCTGGGGGATCAAGCCGCCGAGATGTGTATGCAGATTCGGCGTGCAGTGGAAAGCTGGTGGCTTTATGACGCGCTCGGTGACTACATCGTTACCAAAAACAATCAGCGCCGAGCCAAGCCGTTTGTGAATGCATATTCGGCCATCTGGAACTCTAGCTTCGACACTATGATCGTTGCTTCCTACAACCTGATTGTGACGCCGCCTGACAACAAGCAGCTGACCTTGAAGACATTCGCGGCAGAGCTGGAGCAGGGCGGGGGAGATCCACGGATCGTTCGCGCAATACGAGCAATGCCCGAGAAGCACGGTAAATTTATCAAGGCTCTACAGAGAATTCGAAACAAGACGACAGCGCACATTGACCGTTCGATGCCGACCCTAGAGCAGTTCAATGCAGCGCTGCTAGGGACTGAATGGATAAGGGATTTCCTACAAGATCTGGTTTATCTTTTTGGGGCCATCGCCCGATACTCCAGCAAAGATATCGGGCCACCAGATATAGCCGTCAGAGCGCAAATGCAGCAGATGCTCCATCTTGCGATTCGCTACCGTGATCAGATTCATGCCGAAGGGTCTTGACAAGTTGCACAAACAAATGCCCTAATTCTGCAACTGTCAAGAATTGTCCCTGAAGCCCCGGCCCTGCGCTGGGGCTTCTGCGTTTCCGGGACCCCTACACCGATCAACCACCGTGCGACCAGGCCCACGATCCTCGCCGCGAGGCGACAGGGGCCGGCACATCCATTCCTGGGCGGAAACTGGGCTGGGTCCATGACCCCGGCCAATGTGCCTATCCAGCGGTGGTGATCGGCCTTCTACGCCCGCGGCCCCCCGGACCAACCATGTGACTTCGCACCAGCCGGTAGCGGGGCGGGCACCTATTGCAGCGTGGAGAAGAGGCATCTCGCCGGGCTCATAACCCGGAGGTCGCCCGTTCGAATCGGGCCGCTGCTACCAACCACGGAGACACCATGGTGAGCACTGAAACAGTCGCGGCCGCCATGGGCGCCGGCATGTACGCGCAGCCGCTGGAAGACGTCTGCATCCGGTTCGGCATCGTGTCGGCGCTGGAAAAGTCCCACTTCCTGGCGCACATGGCGGTCGAGTCGCAGGGCTTCAGCCGTGTGCGGGAGAACCTCGGCTACAGCGCCGCGAGGCTGCTGGAGGTCTTCCCGGGCCGGAACGGCCTGACGACGCTGGCGCAGGCAAAGGCCATCGTCGCCGGCGGGCGCAATGCGATCGCCGAGGCCATCTACGGCGGTGCCTGGGGCGCCGCGAACCTTGGGAACACGCAGCCGGGCGACGGAGCGCGGTTCTCTGGCCTCAGCCTCATCCACCTGACCGGGCGGGCGAACGTGACGGCCTACTCGCAGGCCCTGTACGGGGACGACCGGGTGGTACGCGACCCCAGCATGCTGGAGAGGCTGCCTGACGCGGCCCTGGCGGCAGGCTGGTACTGGACGTGGCGCGGCTGCGGCGAACCGGCCCGACGGGACGACCTGCGAGGCAGCACCCGCAAGGTAAACGGCGGCCTCAACGGCCTGGCCGATCGGGCAATCAAACTGGCGCAGGCCAAGAAGCTCTTCGGCATCGCATGACCGCGTCGAAGAAGAAGCCGCGGCTGTCTCCGGTCAGCCAGCTGCAAGGCGTGCTGGTGGTGCTGGACGGCAGGACCAAGATTCCGACCGCTGAGTTGCTGTCGACCATCCGAGGGATGGTGAGCGACGCGCTGGCGGTGATGCAGGAGCCGGACCCCGCGAAGCAGAAGATCGCCTTCGTGCTCCTGGCCATCCAGCAATCCACCGAGGTCGCAGTGCGGGTGGTGCGTGGCAAGGAGATCACCCGGGTAACGGTGATCGACCAGCCGCTCTACCACTGGGCGCTGCGCGAAATCCACGCATTGGCAGGTGCCGCATGACCTTCGCAACCCGAAACGTCGGCGCGGCCCGGGTGGGCATCGCCGTGCTGGTGCTGTTCCTGGTCGGCATGGCCATGGCCGCGCTGGTGTCTATCGCCATCCCGCCCGAGAACAAGGATTCATTCGGCATGCTGATTGGTGGCTTGAACAACGCCACAGGCATGGTGATCGGCTACTTCTTCGGCATGACCCGCAGGGGCAATGGGGCCTGATATGAATCGCACGCTGATCATCCTTCTGGCAATTGCGGTCTGGTCGGCCGGCATGTTCGGCGCTGGCTGGGCGTGGCGCGGCGATCGCGCCGAAGGCGTGGAGGCCCGGCAGCAGGCAGGCGTCCGCGCCGCGCAAGTGGAGCAGGTCAACCAGACCCGCGCGACCGAGCACACCCAGGCCGACACCATGGCCACCATCGGAGCGAAGCATGAAGAAGACCGC